TCACGCCGTCATTGTGAAAATTTTTTCACGAATTATTATTTTTGAAAGGTTGTGTATAAAAATGAGTGATTATAAAGGGTTATTTTATATGAGATATAAACTCGAAAGCAAACGAGCAAGAAATATATTAAGATACGATTACTATGAAATGAAGAATGCACAGCAAGATTTTAATATTACTATGCCAGAACAATTTATATGGTTAAATGAATGTCTTGGGTGGTGTGCAAAGTCTGTAGATACATTAGCTGATAGATTAAGCTTTCGTGAATTTAAAAATGATAATTTTTATATTAACGAAATTTACAATATGAATAATCCTGATTTGATTTTTGATAGTGCTATTCTTTCTGCCTTGATTACTTCATGTTCATTTATTTATATTTCAAAAGGCTTGAACGGATATCCGGTTCTTCAGGTGATTGATGGGAGAAATGCGACAGGTATAATTGACCCAACAACAAATATGCTCATAGAGGGGTATGCGGTTCTTCGAAGAGATTCATCAGATAGGCCAGTAATAGAAGCCTATTTTACAGATAAGGAAACAATATATTATCGTAATGGTATTTATGATTATACATTTAAAAATCCTGCTCCTTATGCTTTGCTTGTACCAATTATCTTTAGACCTGATCCGAAAAGAATGTTCGGTCATTCAAGAATTAGTAGGGCATGCATGGGGATTCAACAAGCTGCAATGCGTACATTAAAACGAGCAGAGGTATCAGCAGAGTTTTATTCGTTTCCGCAAAAATATGTGTTAGGTATGGACCCTGATGCAGAATATTTAGATAAGTGGAAAGCAACTATATCAAGTATGCTTCAAATATCGGCAGATGATAATGGAAACGTTCCGACAGTCGGACAATTTCAGCAACAATCAATGGCTCCTTATGTGGAGCAATTGAAAATGTTTGCTAGCTTGTTTGCCGGTGAAACAGGATTAACAATGGATGACTTGGGCTTTTCCACAGAAAATCCATCAAGTGTTGAAGCAATCAAGGCTCAACATGAAAATTTGCGCTTAATTGCTAGAAAGGCTCAAAAAACATTTGGAACGGGGTTTTTAAATGCAGGATTTTTAGCTGCATGTGTTAGAGACAATACAGCTTATCAAAGAAATTTGTTATACCTTACTAAAGCTAAATGGGAGCCACTATTTGAGCCTGATTCGTCTACATTCTCTATTATTGGGGATAGTGCAATTAAGTTAAATCAAGCAGTACCGGGATTTATGGGAAAAGATAATTTAAGAGATTTGACAGGAATTGAAGCAAGTGAAGAAGGTGTATAGTTTATGGAAGAAATTACACCTGAAACTTTAAATGAAATAAAATCCCTATATGAAAAATTAGTAAATAGTAATTCTAAAGCAAAATATATCTTACACAAGATAGAAAATGGAAATTGTAACCATGAAGATGCGTTAGAATATGCTATTGAGTTAGGAATGTGCCTTGAAAACACATTCAAATCAAGTATTACAGATGGGGTTTTAACTAACGGAATATTGGATAGAAAGACAGCCCGGTTATTGTTAGAACCTCTTGTTCAAGCAAACTATAACCATGTATCAAAACAATGCGTTAATGTACAATCTATATTAAACAATAAAGCTAACATTGGATTAAAAGCCATCAAGCCTACTTATAACAAAGATAGGACTGATGGCTTAATTAGTTACATTTCTGATATCGAATATGCAAAAAGGGAAAAAAGTTTTCTTCAAGCTTTAAGTACCAATTCAAAAAGTATTGTTGACGATTCAGTTAAACAAAATGCTGATTTCCAATATGAAAGTGGTCTTAATCCCAAAATAATTCGCAGATCAGATGGTAAATGTTGCAAATGGTGTAGCAGTTTAGTTGGTGTCTATGATTACGAAAAAGTAAAAGTCAAAGGTAATATAGTATTCCGGAGACATGCTAATTGTAATTGCAGTGTTTCTTATGATCCCGGTGATGGCAAAATACAAAATGTATGGTCAAAGGAATGGAGTAAAAAAAATGAAGTAGAATCAAATTTTAAAAAAATAACCTATCCGCAACATTTGGGGAAAGATGTTACTAAAGAATACTATGGTAAAGCAACACCTAGAGTAGGTATGATAAACATAGATAAGGACTATGATATAAAAGAGCATAAAGATGAAATTGCTATGGCAAAGTGGATACATTTTAATTTCGGAGGCGATATCACTTTACTAACTGAAAGTAAAATAGAAGGAAAACTGAACCCGGATTATTTATGGCGTGGCAAACTATGGGATTTAAAAACAACATCTACAGCTAAATCGGCAAATTCTGCTTTAAGACATGGGTTGAAACAAATAGCGGAAAATCCAGGAGGAATTATTTTAAATTATTTAAATGAAGTTTCAATGAGTGAACTACAAATGATCATAGATAAACGAATGAAATGGTACAAGGGAGAAACGGTTGATATATTCATTGTTATGAACAATAAATTAAAAAAAGTTATTAGAATATAAAAAAGGTACTCCCCCACCCAAAATAGCGGAGGATCATACCTCTTAATATTATTATATACAATTATATTGCTTTTATCAACAGAAATATATAGAAAGGAGCTGCATTTATGGCATATGGTTTACGACCGCATCATCATGAATGGTACATTCATCAAATTGAAAACTATTATGATGATAATAAGCATTGCATGGCTAGGGATATTTCGCACAGATATATGATATGTGGAAAGATTTATCATGAACGTTATGAGTATAAACCGCCACCTTATGGAAAATCTAATAAAGTATTAAATTGTAATAAGCAGAAGTATGACAACCGAAGATAGGTTGTTTTTATTTTATTTAAGGAGGTAGTGGATATGCAGCCAAAAAGAATTGGTCGTCAAACTCCTACAACCTCGTTAATTTTGCCTTATAACAAAACAAAAGGCCAAGAAGCAATTGATATCTATAACAAGACAGGAAGAACCGCAAGAGAGTGGCAAGAAATATTGATTTATGACATCATGGCCGTCGATGATGACGGATTATGGACCCATTCAAATTTTGGATATTCAGTGCCTAGACGAAACGGTAAAACAGAAGATGTGTTGATGCGTATAATGTGGGGATTGGTGAATGGAGAAAAGATACTATACACAGCTCATCTTATTTCAACGGCACATGCCGTATGGGAAACATTGATTTATCTTTTGGATAATGCCGGTATTAAATACGCATCTGTTAAAGCTAAAGGTCAAGAAAATATCCGTTTATATGATGAATTTGGGAAACCATATAAGTTATCACATACTGTGAATTTTAGAACACGCTCTAATAATGGAGGGTTAGGTGAAGGATATGATTTGCTAATCATAGACGAAGCCCAAGAATATACCATTGACCAAGAATCATCATTAAAATACACGATTTCAGCTAGTGTAAATCCACAAATTATTATGCTTGGAACACCTCCGACTGCTATTTCACATGGCACTGTATTTCAAAAAATGCGTGAAAAAGTTATTCGAGGAAATTCAAAAAATACCGGATGGGCAGAATGGTCGGTTGATAGACTATGTAACCCCCAAGATGTAGGAATGTGGTATGAGACAAATCCATCTTTAGGTCAGGGATTGACTGAACGTGTCATTGAAAACGAAGATACAACAGATGATGTAGATTTCAATATTCAACGTTTAGGACATTGGTTATCTTATGCACAAGAATCTTCGATTTCACAAAAAGAATGGTTATCTTTAAAAGTTGATGCTATTCCGAAGTTTACAAATAAATTATTTGTGGGTATCAAGTATGGAAGAGATGGTACAAATGTCGCAATGTCAATCGCTACTAAGGTCAAAGATAAAGTCTTTGTGGAAGTTATTGATTGTCAGAGTGTACGCAATGGAAATCTATGGATTATTGATTTTTTAAGTAAAGCAGATATTAGTAAGGTCGTTATCGATGGTGCAGGAGCACAAGAAGTATTGTCTAAAGAGATTAAAGATTACGGATTGAAGATTAAACCTATACTTCCAACTGTAAAAGAAATCATTGTAGCTAACAATCTTTTCGAACAGGGGGTTCTTTCACTTAAAAATATTATCCACAACAATCAGCCATCATTAACTCAAGTGGTTACTAACTGTGAGCATAGGTTAATTGGTACGAATGGTGGATTTGGGTATAAGGCTTTAAAAGAAGAATATGAAATAGCATTGCTAGATAGTGTGATATTGGCATATCAATTATGCTTTGTTACTAAAGAAAAGAAATCTAAGCAAAGAGTAAGTTATTAAATAGAAAAATTAACGTGACTAACGGAAAATAGGAGGAAGTTATGGAAACATTTAAAATTATTGAAACACAAGAAGAGTTTGAAGCTAGGTTGACAGAGAGACTAGCGCAAAAAGAAAGAAGTGTAGCAAAGAAATATGAAGGTTATACATCACCGGAAGATTTGAAGCAATTAAAACAAGATTATCAAACAAAGATTGATGGATTAAATACGCAAATTGAAGAAATGGCTGATAAATACAGATATACTGATGCAAAAATCAGCAACTATGAAGAGAAAATTGCTAAATATGAGACCGACTCAGTTAAAACGGAAGTGGCAATTGAGATGGGAATTCCTTTAAGTTTAAGAGATAGATTAAAAGGAACGACTAAAGAAGAAATTTTGGAAGATGCAAAGACTTTTTCGGCTTATACTGTTCAAAAAAGACAAGCACCACTTTATACAGAGGATGTGCAAATGACACAACAGGATATTGAAAAAGCTAAGCTAGATCAGAGCTATAAAGAATTTGTAAAAGAAATCTAAGGAGGACAAACTTATGGCAGATACATTAAATATGAAAAATTATAAGAGTATTTATACACCGGGATTGGTAACAGATTTATTTCAAAAGGTTAAAGGGCATTCGTCTTTAGCAAGATTATCAAAATCCGAACCATTACCATTTACCGGCAAAGAATATATGACATTCTCTATGGATGATGAAGTTAACTTGGTGGGGGAATCTGAAGCTAAAGCTCAAGGCTCAGCAGTTTTAGGAACAAAAACAATTATTCCTTTAAAAGTAGAGTATGGTATTCGTACATCAGATGAGTTCTTATATGCTAGTGAAGAAAAGAAAATCGAAATCTTAAAGGCATTTAACGAAGGATTTGCGGCAAAAGTAGCGCGAGGCTTGGATATTATGGCTATGCATGGTGTGAATCCTAGAAGCAAAACGACTTCTAATTTAATTGGCGATAATCATTTTGATGCAGGTTCTAAAACAATCAAAACAACACCCGGTGCAGAAGATAAAGATATTAACAGAGCTATTGCGTTATTTGATGATAGTGATAACTATGATGTAACAGGCTTTGCAATGTCTAAAGCGTTTAGAACATCTTTAAGTGAATTAGAATATAAGAATGGAGCAGCTAAATTTCCCGAACTAGGATGGGGTAATGAAACATCTAGTTTGCGAGGTTTAAAAGTAGATGTTAATTCAACTGTTTCATTTAACACTTCCAACGACTTGGCAATCATCGGGGATTTTGAAAAATATTTTAAATATGGTATTGCTAAAGAAATTTTAATGGATATTATCAAATATGGTGATCCTGATAACAGTGGCCGAGATTTGAAAGGTCATAACGAAGTATTTATTCGTTCAGAAGTTTATTTGGGATGGGCTATCATGGACCATGAAGCATTTGCACGAGTTGTTAAAGTTGCTGAACAAGAAAATGTAGATGGTCAAGATGAATAATTTTGCGACAATTCAAGATATCGAAAATTTAAAAAGACCACTAGTAGGAGTTGAAAAACAAAGAGCCGATTCGCTGTTAAAAACAGTATCGGCTTCTTTACGCTATGAAGCAAAAATGGTTGGTAAAAATCTCGATGAAATGATTGAAAAAGATGAGGTCTTAAATGAAGTCGTTAAAAGTGTTACAGTTGATATTGTCATGAGAGAACTGATGACTTCAACAAATCAAGAGCCAATAACACAAGTAACACAGTCTGCATTAGGTTACTCGGTCAGTGGGACATATCTTGTGCCCGGTGGAGGATTATTTATTAAAAAATCAGAATTATCAAGATTGGGGTTACGCAGGCAAAGATATGGAGTGATTGATTTTTATGGCAATGATTAAAGGGATTGAGGTTGTGCTTTATGATAAAGAAGAAATCGGTAAAGACAATTTTAACATGCCTATCTATAAAGAAATCCCAATTACTATCAACAATGTTTTAATCGCTCCTTCATCAACAGATGATATTGTTACTTCTACTGATTTGGTTGGCAAAAAAGCGATTTACACCTTAGCTATCCCAAAAGATGATACACATAATTGGGAAGATAAAAAAGTACATTTCTATGGCCAAGATTGGCATGTTTTTGGATTTTCTATTGAAGGTATAGATGAAAATATCCCATTAGATTGGAATAAAAAAGTGATGGTGGAAAGATATGGCTAAAGTGAAAGTTGTATTAAATAGAAAAGCGGTTAGAGAATTGCTCAGATCTCAAGCTATGGAAGATGTATGCACTTCTTATGCTGAAAAGATTCAAGCGAAGTTAGGTGATGGATATGAAGCTTCAACATACGTTGGAAAAACTCGTGTTAATGCTTCTGTTGGTACAGCAACAGTAAAGGCAATACGGGAAAACATGAATGACAATACCATTTTAAAAGCTTTAGGTGAAATCAAATGATAGAAGAAATTATTATCAATTATTTAAATTCCATTGATGGATTTAAGGCATACGCGGAAAATCAATCTTTAGAAGAGTATATAGTGGTACAAAAAACAAGTAGTGGTGAAGAAAATTATATCAATCATGCGACAATTGCAATTCAATCTTATGCTAAGACATTATATCAAGCAGCACAATTAAATGAAAAAGTAAAACAAGCGATGAGAAACATTATTGAATTAGATAATGTTTCTAAAGCAAAGTTAAATAGTGATTATAATTATACAGATACGGCTAAAAAGAGATATCGTTATCAAGCGGTGTACGAAGTCATTTATTTTTAAAGGAGCGTGAAAACATGGCAGGTACAAAAAATGTAACTACTGGTAAGCCGAAAATCGGTGGTGCAGTAGCAAGAGCAATTTTAGGAACAGCACTTCCAACAAGTGCATCAGAAGAACTTGATAAAGCGTTCAAATCATTAGGCTATGTTAGTGAAGATGGATTGACAAATGCCAATTCGCCAGAAAGTCAGGATGTAAAAGCGTGGGGTGGGGAGGTTGTATCAAGCATACAAACAGGTAAACCGGATACATTTACGCTAACGCTTATTGAAGCTATCAATCTAGATGTATTGAAAACTGTTTATGGTGATGATAATGTTACCGGAACAATTGAAACAGGTATTAAAATAAGTTCTAATAGTGATGAATTACCTGAATCGTCATGGGTTGTTGATATGGTTTTAAAAGGTGGTATTTTGAAAAGAATTGTTATTCCAAAAGCAGCTATCAGTGAAATCGGTGAAATAGCATATAACGATAGTTCTGTAATTGGATATGCATTAACATTGAAAGCAACACCTGATGAAACCGGAAATACACATTATGAATATTTGATTAAGAAAGATGCTGAATAGTTTTTTAGGAGGGTAAGGTTATGAAAAAAGCAACATCAACAGGATTCGAATACAAACTAGATGATGAAGTATTGGATGATTGGGAGCTTTTAAAGCTTATTAAGAGAATTGATAATGGTGAGAGTGATTTAATTGTTGATTTAGTTCCGAAATTATTAGGCGATGAACAAGCTATAGAACTTGAAAACCATTTAATTAGATTAGAGGAAAAAGTGAAAATTTCTTCTATGGCTAGAGAAATCGGTGAAATCATGAAAGGGAGCAAAGATTTAAAAAACTAAGTACCCTCGCCAATATGTTAAATACTGATAGTGATGCACTAGAATGTGATTTGGCAGAAACTTATCATATTTATAACTATAAAGAGTTGCCATTAAAAAAGGTAGCTCTTTTTTCTGTTGGTTTGAGGGAAGAAAGCAGAATTAAGATGAAAATTTTGAACATCAAATATCCATTTAAAACGATATTGATGTCTGATATTGCAGATAAACTAGCAATGCTCTTATGGATATATCAAGGTGCGAAGAAGAATAAAAAACCTGATTTAATTCTTCCGAAACTTTTTGATGTGGAAATGTTTAAGTTTAATGACAAAGACATTGTTTCTTTTGCTTCAATAGAAGATTTCGAAGAAGAGCGTAAAAGAATTATAGGGGTAGAGGTGAAATAATGGAATTAGCAAAAGCTTATGTTCAAATTATACCGTCAGCTAAAGGTATAGGAAATGGAATTTCTCAATCAATTGGCGATGAGGCTGATAATGCAGGAGAACAAGCAGGAAAATCAATTGCATCTAAAATTAAGAATGCTATTATTGCTGCAGGTATTGGAAAAGCTCTTACCTCTATTATTTCATCTGCCATTACTGAAGGAGGTGCGTTAGAACAAAGTATTGGTGGTATTGAAACAATGTATAAGGAAAGCGCTGAGCGTATGAAACAGTATGCCAGTGAGGCCTACAAAAGTGCTGGAATTTCAGCTAATGCATATATGGAACAGGCAACAAGTTTTGGAGCTACATTATTGCAATCGTTAGGCGGAAATACGGAAGCAGCTGCAGATTATGCTAATAGAGCTATTATAGATATGTCAGACAACGCCAATAAAATGGGGACCGATATGGAAATGATACAGAATGCGTATCAAGGGTTTGCCAAACAAAATTATACGATGCTAGACAACCTTAAATTAGGTTATGGTGGAACTAAGGAGGAAATGCAACGCTTAATCAGAGATGCATCTATGATGAAAGATGTACAAGATAAATTGAATATCAGTGTCAATGAAGGCGATTTATCTTTCGGCAACATTATCAATGCGATTAGTGTTATGCAAGAAAATTTAGATATTACAGGTACAACGGCATTAGAAGCATCTTCAACTATAAAGGGTTCATTTAATTCCATGAAAGCTGCTGCCCAAAATTTCTTAGGCAACTTAGCATTGGGTGAGGATATCAAACCATCGTTGGCTGCCTTGATTGAAACTACCGGAACTTATTTGGGAAAAAATTTATTTCCGGCTATTGTTAACGTTATAAGTGCATTGCCTAGTACATTAGGCAGTATCGCAAGCATTGGCTGGGATTTAGGCATGGATTTATTAAATGGATTATCAGAGGGGTTTTCAGGTAATGTAACAGCCTTTATCGATAATATATTTCCTATGCTTGTTCAATTTTCTGATACAATTAGGGAAAAAGCAGGTTTATTAGTTGATGTAGGGTTAAATCTTTTAATGCAATTAGCACAAGGAATTGCAGATGGTTTACCAACATTGATTGAAACAATTCCTCAAATTGTGACTAACATTGCAAATATCATCAACGAGAATATGCCGAAAATTCTACAAACAGGATGGGATATCTTAATTACTTTAGGAAATGGTCTTATAGATGCAATACCCACATTGATAGCCAATATTCCGCAAATTATGGAAGCTATTTTTGCCACTTGGAATGCTATAAATTGGTGGGATTTAGGAAGAACACTTATTTCAGGCATTTGGAATGGTATTAAAAATCTAAGTTCGATGCTGGTAGATGGTGTAAAAGCTATTTTTAACAGCTTAAAAGATAATGTAGTAAACATTTTTAAGGGAATTTCAAGCAATGCTTTAAATATTTGGAATGGAATTAAATCGTCTATTTCAGGAGTCGTGAATGGTATAAAATCGATTGTTTTAGGCATTTGGGATTCTATTAAATCAGTTACATCATCTGTTTGGAATGGTATTTTAAATGCCATAAAATCGCCTTTGAATACTGCTAAGAATTTTGTAAAAGGCATTATAGACACAATTAAAGGATTCTTTAATTTTAAGATATCATGGCCTAAAATACCGTTGCCTCATTTTAGTATTAGACCAAGTGGATGGGGAATTGGAGATTTATTGAAAGGGAAAATTCCTAGTTTGGGCATTGATTGGTATGCTAAAGCAATGGACGATCCTATGATGCTTGACGGTGCGACAATATTTGGGATGCAAAACGGTAGACTATTAGGTGGTGGAGAAAAAGGGCACGAATATATTACCGGCGAGGCTGGTTTAAGTAGAATTGTATCTGATGTTATCAATAATTCATTAGATGTGTTGATGAATAAACAGATGACGATGTTAGAAATCATTATAGAAATATTGAAACTTATTTTAGAAAAGGATCCGAATATCGTTATTGACGGGACACCTCTTAAAAGAAGTGTATCAGAATATACAATTGAAAGGATGAGCAAAGAAATTGCTAAAATTATGAGGCAAAAAGGAGTGCTGCTTAATGGATAGTATCAGTCATAGAAAAATCAATTATGGAAAAATTGATATTATATACAATGGCGAATATGGACAGCAACATGATGTTTATTTATTTGAACCACCGGTTATTGCATCGCCTAAGAAAAAATATAGCTCTTATTCTGTTGCCGGAAGAAACGGCGAAATAATTGAAGATATTAGCCAAAAATCGAATTCACAGATAACCTGTGTCTTTTCTATGCTCAATAATGCTAAGCACAAGCTTAGATATTTAAAAAGATGGCTAAAAGGATGCGGTGAACTTCAAATAACAGATTCAATGGATTTTTATTATAAAGTTTTAATGATAGAATTTGGAAATTTAGAAGAACACACCACTAACTATGCAACAATATCGGTAACATTTACGATATATCCTTATGAATTTTCAATGAACGGTAAGCACTCAATTTTTCTGCAAAATGGTATTATTCATAACCCTTATGACAAAGCTTTTCCAATTTACTATATTTCAGGTGAGGGCGTTTGCACATTATCTGTCAATGGAAATTTAGTAAGTGCTAATGTAGGTCAAAGTTTAATCATAGATACATTTTTAATGCTTGCCTATAGAAATAACAATGAACTAGCAAATACATCGTTATCGGGTGATTATAACGATTTGAGATTATTGACAGGTGACAATATTATTGAGATTAGTGCCGGCTTTAATTTGAGGATATTAACGAATTGGGGGTTTGAATTATGATACAAGTTTATTTACCGGGTAATGAAAATTATCAAGCTAATGGCGATATGACAATTGTGCCGACATCTTGTCAAGTTGAAAGCGAGGTTAATGGTGTTTGGAGTTTGACATTGGAACATCCTATTGATATAGAGGGACGATGGACATATATTCAAAATGAAGGTGTTGTTGAGGTGCCTTTATTTGACAAAAAGCAATTGTTTATTATTAGAGGTATCAATAAAAAGGATAGTGGTATAACCGTTGAAGCAGAACCGATTTTCATGAAATCAAGAAATGACTGTATCTTAAAGGACATTAGACCCACAGATAAAAACGGGCAACAAGCTCTTGATATTATAACATCCGGGACACAATATAGCGGGACATCAAATATAACAGATATTTCAACGGCTTATTATCAAAGAAAAAATTTAATTGAAGCTATTCAAAGTGATGATGCTAACTCATTCCTCAATCGTTGGGGCGGGGAAGTTTATTATAATAATTTTAATATTATTATAAATAGTAGAATTGGACGTGATAGGGGCGTAAGTGTTGCTTATGGTCGAAACATTCAGCAAAACGGATTTGAAGAAGATATTGACACATCAGATGTAATCACACGTATTTATCCAGTAGCTTATAACGGGCGAGTGATAGAGGGGGAGACAGACTATGTTGACAGTCCTTTAATTGATAATTATCCAAGTCCGAAAGCTAGATATATTACATATAGTGATATTAAATTGAGAGCAGATGCGGAAAATGAGGACGAAAACTCAATTATTTGTGAAAATCAAAACCAGTTGAATGCAGAATTGAAAAAAAGAGCTGAAAAAGAATATTCCCAAAATAATGTTGACAAGCCAAAAGTAAATATTAAAGTTGATTTAGTACTTTTAGAAAACACAGTGCTATATCAAAATTTTAAAGATTTAGAAAGGTTAGAATTAGGTGATGATGTTAAATGTCATCATAGTAAACTTGGTATTGATACAGTTGCTAGAATTATTAAGTGTACTTATGATTGTATTTTAGAAAAGACAGTAAAATGTGTTATTGGTGAATTTCAATATAATTATTTGAAAGAAGCAGCATCCATAACACAATCTATTCAACAAGTCATTGACACATCAAACAAAACCTTGATGGCCAACCGCATCACAGGTGTTATCAATCTTTTGACAACCTCTCTAAGAGCTCAAAAAGATATTGCACAAAGACAGGATGTTAGAGCGCTTCTGTTTGAGGATTTAGACAGCAATAGTCCGACATTCGGAGCTTTATGTATCGGTACTCAAGGGCTTCAAATTTCTAAGGAACGCAATCCTGCAAATACCGATTGGCAATGGGGAACAGCCATCAATTTCCGAAGTATTATTGCTGATTATATTATTGCTGGAATCTTGACAGATCGAGAAGGAAAATTCTATCTGAATTTAGATACAGGCGAATTAAGAATGAGAGATGGAACATTTGTTGGAACAATTACCGGAAGCACTATTCAAGGTGGAACTATTGAAGGGGCTACGATAAAAGGATCGCAAATTTTTTCGCAAAGAAACAGAGAGAAGACTTATACACAAAATGATGCCGAAAAATTAAAGCAATATATTTTAGGAAACACCGAACTAACAGATGATGAGAAAAAGCATCTTGATATAAACCAAGATGGTGTAGTAAATATGGCTGACAACTTATTGATAAGACAATTGTTAGGTGGCAGTCGGAGTGTTACTGTTCAAATTGAAGATACAGTTAGAATACATTATGAGGATAGTCAAATAGAAGTTGCATCTTCTTTCCGTAACACTACAACAGGTAGGACAATATCATCTAGCACTGTCATTGCAGGTTCTGGTGTATCATCGGATAGTGTTACGAGTGTTGTAGAATTTTTAAACGGTTCTAAGGACTTCGGGGTAAGAATCACATTACCGGAATATTCAGTCAACGGTGTTGAAAAAGATATTATTGCATTTACTCCAACAGAAAAAACAGGATTGCCAAAATATGTTATCAACTTTACAGATAGAACAGCAGGATTTGAGGGGTGATGAAAAGTGCTTGAAATAACAAGACAAAATTTAACATTGACTATTTCTAATGGTGTAATACCGTCGCAAGGTTCATCATATGTGCCGGTGAAATTCAACAACGATCAAGAAACGTATCAAGATTATCTTATTTTGCCAACGATTGGGTGGTATAGCAAGGTAGGTTGCTATCAGTCTTTACCTATAGAGTATGATATGACAACATCAACAATGTATTTGCCTGCAGAAGCGTTTTTAAATAATGGAATTATTGCTATAGCGGTAGGTTTACTAGACCCTGCTAATTCTGCCCATAAAGAAGTAACAGCACCTATAACTGCAAGGGTAACAAATGCTCCTTTAGGTGATATTGAATTACCAAAGACAGAGATATGGGAAGCGGCTGTAGCCAATTTAGTCAAACAGCTTATTGATACTGTTGTTGAGAGTGTTAATGAAGCTTTAAGCAAGGCTGATCAATGTGTAGAAAATGATAAAGAGCAACAAGAACAAATCAAAAATATTAAAAGAGAGATATCTAGTTTAGATCAAACGTATGCGAAAAAGCTAGACGTTTATACGCAAACACAAACAAATACTATGCTTAATGAAAAGCAAAACAAAGTTCTTTTTGGAACAACACCTCCATCAAATGATATGGGTGTAGATGGGGACATCTACATTCAAATTGAGGGATAGCATATGGCATATAAAGCATGGAGCGACTATATTTGGACGGAAGTAATGAATAACGGTTCTTATGCTTTGGATATTCAATGGCGCCACAGAATTGACCCTATTGCTAATAAAATATGGTATTCCGTTTGCCAATGGAGAATCAGAAAAATAAATAGCTGGTTTTATGACGCAGATTGCCCTATAGGTTGGGGGTCGATAACAGGCGATAGAACTACAACAAGGATTAGTATAAACTTGCGGGATCAGTCTTCTGTAACATATAATTTCCCCGATGTTGGACGTGAAGCCGAAGCCAATTCAGGCGGCAGTTGGGTGGGAAATGCCTATGTGCATGCCTATTGTAAACCGAGCGGGGTAACGGGACCAGTTCCGACAGGGTGGTACACAAAAGACATAACAAGTTTGCTTCCTAAAATAGACAGGGGTACAGGTATAACTACACTTTCGACCAATTCAGTTACTTTTTCTAGCATTACGTTGAACATCGAAAGCAGCGTTTATACATCGTTAGGAAGATACCGTATCAACGGCGGAAGTTGGGTTGAATTTTCTACTTCATCAGCCTTGCAAGTATCAGGTGGTGGCACGATGACGAAAGTTTTCAGTGGATTATCACCAAATACGTCATATAAAATTGAGGTACAGTGTCGAAGGGATTATAATGAGTTATGGGCGCCTGTATATGCACTTACAACAACAACTCAAAAACCTAGTTTACCTACTATCCGAGATTTAAAACTGACTTCAAATATATACAATCAACAGATATATACATGGAGTGGTGCTTATGGAACAGGACACCCAAGCAATCGTTATGGCACATATGAATATCGTGTTAATGGTGGTGATTGGCAAAGTACAAGCACATCATCTGCAACATTAAATTGTAGTCCTAATACATCATATAAGTTTGAAGTTAGGCTTAGAGATTACTACGGTCAATATTCTTCTATTTTAACCAATAGTGCAACAACACCAAAACCATCAGCACCTACAAAAGGGAAAGTTGATGTGAGCGAAATAACAACCAATCAAGCGACTATCACAATTAGTGGCTTCAAATTAGGTGAAGGCGCTTCAAGTGGTACTTATAGGTATCGTTTGAATGGTGGAAGTTGGATTGATATAGGGAATAAAACAACCTATACAATTACTAATTTAGACGAAGAAACAACCTATAACATAGAAGTTCAAATGATTGACAACTACGGAACAGTAAGCCCTAGTGCAACAGTAATTTTTACAACATTATCAGAACAGCTTAAATTTTATATCAAAGTTGATGGTCATCAAAAATTAGGAAAGGCTTCCTTAAAGGCTAATGGCGATTTCAAAAAAATTAAAAGTGCGCATAAAAAAGAGAATGGTGCTTGGATAAAAAAAGCATAGCAAGTATATATCGGGTCGGTGGTATTTGGAAATAATCAAAAATTTAAATTTAGTTAAATAGACACTCATTTATGGGTGTCTTTTTAAATACAAAAAAGAAAGGGAAAGAAAATGGAAAAATTAGTAAATGTTTTTGTGGACGTAAGTCCGATTGTAAAAATCGTAGCACTCGCAATTATGGGAGATACAGTATTCGGTGTGCTTCGCTCATTAAAGGAACATGGTTTTAACTCAAGTTTCGGCATTGATGGTGGTATTCGCAAAGTTGGTATGATTGTAGCAATGATTTTGTTATATGTGGCTGATTTAGTTATTCATATCAATTTGGTCGTATTTTTACCAAAAAAATGGCTAGAAGCTATCAATCTTACTAAAGTAGGCATGACAGAGTTTTTTGGCATCTTGTTTATTGCTTATGAGATTATCAGCATTTTAAAGAATATGATCCTGATTGGATTACCCATTCCGACAAAGTTAAAAGAAAAGATAGAAAACTTTTTATACACAATGACTGATGAAATGCCATTAGATGAAAGAGAGGAAAACTAGTATGACAAAAATTTATATCAGTCCATCAAGTCAGCCTGAAAACAAGTACGCTTATGGTAATACAAATGAACAAGAACAATGCAATAAAATTGCTTTAGAATGTGTAAAAATCGCTAAAAGATGTGGTTTTGAAGCTAAAACAAACACAAATGGCACTATGTACTCTAGGGTGTCCGAAAGTAATAAATGGGGTGCTGATGTACATATTCCCATTCATACAAACGCTGCTAACGGAAAAGTACAAGGCACTAGATTATTTAGTTTTGATGCAAGTGGTGCAGGATATAAAATTTGTAAATCTGTAATGAAAACACTGGCACCTATTACACCGGGAACAAGCGATAGTATTACTGTTCAATCATTTTATGAAATCACTGATACAAATGCCCCTTGTTGCTATATTGAAGTTGCTTTCCATGATAATGTTACAGAAGCTAAATGGATTATTAGCCATACTAAAAAAATTGCGGAAGCAATCGTTAAAGGTATCTGCAATTATTACGGTGTGAAGTATGTGTCTGAAAGCAAACCAACTAAGCCAACAGAAAAACCACCATATAAGAAAGTAACAGAACATATTGTTAATGATGTTATTGCCGGTAAATATGGTAATGGTAAAACAAGAGAAAAAAAGCTAGTAGAAGCAGGATACAACTATGATGAAGTTCAAACTGCTGTTAATAAAAAATTAAGCGCTAAGCCTTCATCTAAACCAAAATTCAATAAAGGCGATAAAGCAAAAGTCATGCGTGCAGTGTCTTATGATGGTGTAAAAATTGATGCTTGGGTGTTAAATAGAGCATTCCCGGTAATTGAAGCAAACGGAAACAGAATTGTTTTAGGCAATGGCTTAAACACCGCCTTCAATGCTAGTGATTTGAAAAAAGTATAGAAATTAAAACCCTACTTCTCTTAATTGAGGAGTAGGGGATTTTTTGTTGTGCATCAGTATTGTAGTGAGAAAAAAAGTGATAAAAACCAATAAAAAGTATTTAATGTATTTCTTATAAATTTGATTTTATTCGCATATAATCAATTATTTTTTTATTTAATCGACAATATTATAGCAACAATTCGCATCTCATCGTCCGCACCATTGTTTAAATTGCGTTGATTATATCAGCGTTTTTTTATTTCTAAAAATATAAAGGTGAGAAAAAAGTGAGAATTTATTTATATTCATTTAGTATTTTCAATGCAATATCTTCCTTATCTGGGAGCATGTGGATATAAGTTGACATTGTGATTCCTACATTAGAATGGCCTAATCTTTTAGAAATAACAGCAACATCTATGTTATGCGAGAATAAAAATGATGCATGCGAATGTCTGAAATCGTGAACACGAATTTGTTTAACATTTGCTAGTTTACAGTATTCATTTTTCTTTCTTCGTATGGTTTCATCAGATAAAGGTATACTAACTCCAAACACAAAGCAAGAACGAGAAAATCCATCAATATTCATGTCGTGATTTAGTTTTGATTCTAGCGCTTTTTTTAAAGTGCCGGGGATAGATATTTTTCGGTTACTTGATTTAGTTTTAGGAGCAGTTATTTGATAACCCATACCAGTTACTTTATTACTTAAAGTTTTTTTAATAGTGACATAAGTTAAATCTGCATTGAAATCATTCCAAGTAAGTGCTTGTGCCTCACCACGTCTACAACCTGTCCAATATAAAAATTGAAAAAAGCATTTATATTCAAAATCATCATATACAAAAGCATCTTCAAATTTTTTCCATTCGTCATAAGTAAAGAAATCCATCTCTTTTATCATGCTTGAATTATCCACAAAATTGCCTGCAAGTTTTGCAACGTTTTTTGTGATATTATGATATTTTTGTCCATAATCAAGAATTGATGATAAGATGGTATGTAGACCCTGTAAGTATTCAATGGAATATTTAGAAGAACTAGGGTTTCATGTAAATCCTGTGCGAATTTATTGTAAAACTTTTAAAGAAATTGAAATAATTTGTGTAGATGATGGTTCAAAAGATTCTTCTGGAAAAATTATAGATGAATATGAAAAAAAGTATCCTGAGATATTTAAAGCGTTTCATAAAGAAAATGGGGGAGAATGGTCTGCAAGGACATATGGATTAAAAAAAGCAACT